TAGACTAGCCTTAATACCTTTAGAAAAGGTTTGTTGATATCCTTCCAGTCTCCATTGGTAAGCTAATTCATCTAAAACAGATTCATTTAATCTGCTAAAATCTCCATAAATAAAAAGATTTTTTTCCCTAGTATTAATTAAATCCATTTCTTCTTGAATAACTTGAATCAAAAATTTTATTTCTTCATCTTCTTGAAGGAAATTAGGAAGAAGTCTTAGGATAGAAACATCATCTATTTTAATCATCTTCAGTTCCTCCATATCTTGGGTTAATATTTATTTCCTTAGCAACTTCAAAATCATTTACAATAGTGAAAATAGGTTTTACTATTTCAACTCTTTTTGCTCCTGCACTTCTTATCAAATAATTAAGCTCTGTAGGATTTATATCTCTTTTTAAGACTGCTTTTTGCCATGTTATATATTCGATAACCGCTTTATTGACTTTGTCTTGAATCTCATTTACTAATCCTATATTCTTATTTGAAATATAATAAGTAAAATCTATGTCATAATTTATTTGTGTGGGTTTGTTTACCAGTAAATTATCTGTTAATGGTCTCCTTTTATCAGAACTACAAGTTGTTAATACATCATTTAAGATACTCTCACTAGGAAGTTCTCCTCCTTCCATAAGAGGAGTGATTCTAACGGTCCCTGGAGTTGTCATTTTTACATTTACATCTATAATTCCTTGATTTGCAGTTTTTGCCCAATAGATATATCCATCTCCTGGGCCAGCAGTTGAAAATTTACTAGGAGCAGTTCTTATTCTTTCTTTCAAGTTAACATCTGATTCAATATCAGCTCCTCCTTGAGATATTTCCATATTTATTACCGACTTAAAAAATGGGAATGGGTCAACTATCTTGTTGATTTCTCCTGGAAGATATCCATTGCCAATTATTCCTTCTTCAGTACAAATGGCAATAATTTGTTTAGTGGTTTCTCCTGGTTTAAACTCAAAATATGGTGTTAAAAAATATCTATTGTTTCCTGGTGTAACTCTTACTGGATTAATTCCTAAAAGATGTTCTTTTGCTTCTTCTATTTCAAAATTTAAAAGAACACTTGCTTTTTTAGCTTCTAATCTTTCTGTATCGGTAAAATATCCCATCTCAGTAGCATATTCTCCCTTTGTGTACCTAAGAAGGTTCATCTTAAGACCTTCATTGGTAGTTTCATTTCTAATAAATAAACCATAAGCTACTGACTGTAAGATCCATCTTCTTTCATCTGCTAATCCTAGAGAAACACCGCTTATTTCTTCATATCTATTTACCATTCTAGAGAGGATCTCTTCAGAACTTTCATTATGTATATTTAAATCATTCAACTATACTCACCTCCATAATTGGTTTTAAAGTACCATTTTGATGATCTGTTATATATGTAACTTTATGAACTTTTAATCTAGGCTCATATTTTTTAAATTGGGTCTGTATATTCATTAAAGTTGCACTTCTATTTAATGGTGAGTCCACTATATTTCCATCTATACCTATTCCTCTGGCTAAAACAACCTCACCTATTATCACTGAAAGAATATTTCTACCATTTTGTAAGATTCTTTCCACTCCAGTAGCTTTTAGATTAACTATATTTTGTGGTTCTAATATATATATCATTTTATTTACCATCCCTACTTATATATAGATCCTTGATTAAAGTCTTCATGGACTATCTTTTTTTCAATTTTTTTTTTAGATTTTATTACTATATCAGTATTTTTATATATCATTTCTACATACTCTTCCAATGTAAGTGAAACATCTATTTTTCTTATTTTTCCGCCATTAGTTATATATTCATATCCTGCATTACAAGAAGTAATTACATACTGACCACTACCTATAGGATTATTTCCTAAATTGAAATTTAATGTCTCTCCAACATTTTTATAGTTATTTAATTTTTCTAAAAGTTCTTGTGGATCTACTCCAAAGTCACTTCTAAGAGTCATTTTAAAAGTAAGAATATCAGTATCTAAATCTATAAATTCTAAAGCCGGTTTTTGTCCTTTTCTAGTATGTTTTTCGTAATTAGCTCCACCGCTTGATTTTAAGTCAGTAAAATTTAATATTTTTTTATTCTGTCCATCAAAAGAAACTTCAAATAAAATATCGCCTAGTTTTCCTATCATTACTATCACCTCATTTTTCAATAAAAAACCTCAGACATAAAATATTAACTGTATATTTGACTTTTTGATAATTTAAAGTTACAATTTTTAAACATTCAATGCTTCAAAATTGTTTGTTAAAGGCAGGAATTTTTCTTGCCTTTTTATATTGGTACTGTAGTTAATCTATTTTCTGCATCTTTATGTTTATGAAGATCTATATCTCCTTTAGGAGTAGTAAGTTTTGTTACTTCTACTTCTTTAGCTGTTGTTGTTGCATCTATATTTAATGAAGTTCCTATAATAGAAGTAGCTTTTGAATTGATAGTTAATTTATCAGTAGTAATTACTATATTTTTAGAAGATATATTTACGTTATTAGCTCCCTTTATATATACATCTCCTACACAATCTATTTCTAGTAGATGTGTTTCAAAGTTGTATTTGATCTTAGTTCCATCGGGAAAAATGATATATTTCATCTTTCCACTATCTTCTGGAAGATTTTTTTCACTGGAATAGCTTCCTAATATAAAACCCATACTAGGTGCATGAGGAAGAAAGATACAAACTGCATTTTCTCCAATACTAGGCATTGAATAATTTCTTTCTGTATTTGTGTGGTCTGTTAAAACTTTTAAAGGTTTGGATATAATCCCAGGAGTATCATCAAATTCTACCCTTGCTGTAGATTTCTTGTAATCTACTGAAGAAATCTTCCCTAGTTGTAAAAACCTAAATCCCATTAAAAACCTAACCTCCTTCTCATATTTAAACTACAAGTGTATTTCTTAGTAACATCATGAGTAACTGAAGTAATCAGATACACACCATCATACCTTCCAAATCCTAAAATTTTGGTTGTAATACCTGCTAAATATTCTGGATCACCCATATAAGATATTTTCATTTTTGTTTCGTTTTTGTTCTTGCTTCTAAGTATTTTTTTTGCTCGATCATTTAAAAACTTTTCTTTTTCTTCTTTAGTATTTCCAATTACTTTTGTATCTATATTTTCATATAAGATCTTCCCTGTTTTTATTTTATAGAATTCACTTATAGGAGCTTCATATTTACTCTTTAAAAGCTCTCCTAAAAAAGGATCATAAAATGTCAATTCACAGGCATCATAGACCTCTAAGTCATCACATTGAAGATCATATTTTATTAGATTAGTTTTATCAAAAGTGATCACTGTTTCTTTATCTTCATATTTTTTTTCATCAAAAATAATAATTTTATCCATAGTTATCTTTAGGATCATTCCTTGTTCTTTTGATATCCTAGCTAGTAAACTTGAATCTGATTCTTTCATCTGATCTACCTTATCAAAGATAAATTCTTCAGTACAGTCATAGAATAGATCCATAGAATAAGTTTTAGATATCTCTTGAGCTATTTCTTTTAAAGATATATTTTCCCAAGTATTATCTTTTTTCACTCCTTTTAGATCTTTAGTTATATCTATAGAAGTTCCTGAGATATTCATAGTATCTGGTATTCCTGAAAAAGATAGATCATCTATAGTAAATGTTCCACATTTTAAGATTCTATTATCTCCTTCATTTCTCCAGTTAATAACTCCTATCTCGACTGTTATTTTGTCTCCTTTTAATATAGCCCATTCATTTATCCATTTATCCCCTGTAAGACTAAGTGTTACATTATCACCTTTATCTAAATTATCTATGTATGTAAATCCTCTTAGGTATGGTGATAAATCACCTGTAATATCTTTCCCTTCATAAATTATATTTATATAACTTCTCCTGGACTTCATATTACCTCCAAGGTGGAAGGGTTAGGTTTTGAGTATTAGATATATTAGGACATATAAGTTCTATCCCACCACTAAAAATAATGATATTCATATATCTAGGATTAGCTCGAAGTAGTTCTTTAGAAAATTTATCTTCTCCATAGACTTTAAAACTAATACTATCCCATGTATCTCCTTGGATGGTCCCGTATATATCCACTTCTTTAATCAAAACTTACCCTCCTTTCTAATTTGACATTTTCTGCTATTGTGTCATTTACAATTTTCTTTACTATTTGTGCTAGGTCTTCACTTGATTTTTTTAATATGTCACTTATATTATCTATATTTCCCTGGATAGTAGGGTTATAATCTATTTTAATTTCTATCTTTTTCTCAATATTTGTTTTAGATAATTTTTCTTTAACATTAGAAGCTAATGCTGGTATACCTTTCCCTGCGAACATTCCTAGTTTAGCTCCTGCATGATACCAAAGACTTTTAGATTGCTGACTTCCATCATGAGGTACAATGGTTTCTGGTGCATCTCCTACTATCGCTAAGTGAGGAGAAGTCATTATCCCTCCTGTACCATATTTTGGAATATTAGGGTTTAATCCTTGTCCGCCATTAAGTCTATATTGAGAGTTAACCTTTTTATTAAGTTCTACTGAGTGTTCTGATTTTCCACCACCAAA